CGGACGATCAACTCGCACGCCGGCGACACCATCACCCTCAACTACCCCGGTCCTGAACTGGCTGCGGGTCTGACGGTCACGGTCGCGCCTGGGTGTGCACACACATTCGCCGACTGCGGCAGCTACTTCCAGAACACGCCCAACTATGGCGGCCAGCCGCAGTTGAACGTGGAGAACCCCTTTGACGGACACCGGATCTCATGGTGAGCACTGATCGGCAACAACCTCGGCGCGGCCTGCGTCGGCTCTTGTATGTGTATGGGTGGCGTCTCAGGTACTGGTGGCATGACACGGAGTCCGGTGCTCTTGCGCGGCGCGTCATGGCGCTTGCGTTGGCCCTAGGCGGCCTCGTGCTACTGGTGAATCAGTTCCGTTCGCCCTTCCCGCAACGGGAGCCGCAGCAGGCCTTTGTGTGGTGGGTGCAGCTGATCATCATGATCGTATCGATGCTGATCAGTGCGCTGCTCGCCCGGACGAACCAGACCAAGCCGGAAGTGCAGACGCCCGATATCCCCACCACCGAAGAAGGCACCGCCGTGAAGCGCATCTATGGAACTGTGCGGATCTCCGAGCCGCAGGTACTTGCGTGGCGGTCGGCCGGTACCGACAAGATCCGCAAGGGAGGCGGCAAGAAATGATCGTAACCCTTGAGCACTTGCGCACGATTCCGGGCTTCGGCAACAAGCCAGGCTTCTGCTCGCGTGGCGGTAGGGACTGGTTTGCCGCGCATGGGTTGGATTGGAATGCGTTCCGTAAGGAGGGTATCGAGGCCGAGAGGCTGGTCGCTACAGGTGATGGCCTGGCCCTGGCATTGGTTGCGCACGCTCAGCGAATGGAGGCCAGCGATGGGCGGCGGAGGTAAGAAGACCGTTGGTTACTGGTACAAGCTCAAGCTGCTTTTCGGCCTGTGTCAGGGGCCGGTGGATGAGTTCGTGCAGTGGGACGTGGATGATGCAACGGCATGGGCTGGCGTGGTCACGTCCAACGGGTCGATCTGGATTCACGCCGAGAACCTGTTCGGCGGTGAGGATGAGCAGGGCGGCATCGAGGGCGAGGCCGAGATCATGTTCGGCCGCGAGGACCAGCAGCTCAATCCCTGGCTTCCGCCGAATCTCGGTGCTGCGCACGGCGCCTATCGTGGGCTGGTCACTGTCCTGTTCAAGGGCGGAAGGTGGTCGGCCTTCACCCCCTATCCGAAGTCGCCCAGCTTCGTCCTGCGCCGGATCAAGGAAGGCTGGCAGGATGGCGTGTGCTGGTATCCGGAGAAGGTGAAGATCCTGCTCGACAAGGATGCCAGCGAGGTCGTTTCCGGCTTCCGCTCCGTGTCCTGGAGCCTGCCCTGCGTCGATATGCAGGGCACGTACTGCACAGTGCCTGGGGATAGCGAGGACCGCTTCACCCTCAATGGCACCGGCGCAACGATCTTCCAGGTCGGCTTGCGGATCAGTGGCTCGGTCGAGACCAAGTACTACAGCGGTGGCTTCCCGATGCCAGGCTCGCCCAGCTTCATCAAGGGCGGCACGGGTTCGGGAAGCATCCTGCCCAATCACAACGTGTATCGCCTGGAGATCAGCAATCCGCCGGCGACGTACCACCTGAACTACACCCCCAATTTTGAGTCTTCGCGCCTGATCCTCGACGGCGCGCCATTGAACGTCGAAGTGGCCAGCAATGCGACCGTCAGGCTGCAGGCGCTGACGATCGATGGCCTGCAGGATGCGCCCAGCCAGTGGCTGACGGCGCGAGTGGAGAGCCTGGATGCCAAGGTGCCGCTGGTCGGGATGAATGCCGCCCACATCCTGTACGACAGCATTACCCACGAAAGCATGGGGGCCGAACCCATCTCGGTGATCGACGATGCCAGCTTCCGCGCAGCCGCGGATGTCTTCTTCGAAGAGGGAATGGGCCTGTGCCCGATCTATGATCCAGATAAGGAGTCCATCGAGCAGTACCAGCAACGGATCTGTGACGCTGCAGGGGCCGTGCTCGTGCAGGGCATGGATGGTCGGTATCGCCTGAACGTGCCGCGCGGGAAGTACGTTCTGGACGAGCTTCCGGTGCTGACCGACGACGACGTCCTGGATTGGGCCGAAGAGCCCGCCACGATGGACAACGCCTGCAACCAGCTGTTCGTGAAGTACTTCGACCCTGTCGAGAACGCGATCGGCACCACCCCCGCGCTGCAGTCGCTGGGCGCGATCCAGGCCTTTGGCAGTGTGGTCTCGGAGAAGGAGGACCGCTCCGGCGAGGTCGCCAACGTGGATCTGGCCCTGAAGATCGGCGCCCGCAATCTGCGCGCCAAGGCCACCTCGCTGCGCAAGTTCGACCTGACCACCACGCCCGTGGCCCGCACGTGGTCACCGGGCAGCTACTTCCGCCTGCAGGCGCCCAAGCGGGGCATCGCCGACATGGTGTGTCTGATGGGCGAGAAGCGTGGCGGCACCCTGAAGTCCGGCGCCATCACCTTCAGCTGCAGTGAGGACGTCTACAGCCAGCCCAATTCGGTCTATGTCGGAACTGAGCCAGGCGGGAAGCCGCCGTCGACGGCGCCGACCGTTTCGCCGCACCAGGTGGCGATGGAGGTGCCCTACGTCGTGCTGGTCTCGCAGCTCAGTGCGGCCGACCTGGCACAGCTCAGCAGTGACGTCTCTTTCCTGCTGGCAGCCTCAGCGCCACCAACGGTGGGGCAGTACTTCCGCCTGATGGCTCAGGCTGGCGGGGCGGAGTACAGCTATCGCGGCCGGGGTGACTGGTGCGCAAGTGCTGCCTTGGTCGAAGAAGCCGGCTATCGCACCGAGAGCTTCACCCTGACCGATCCGCTGGATCTGGGCTCGGTGGCCGTGGGCGATATCGCCCTGGTTGGCGCGGAGATTTGCCGCGTGGATGCCATTGACGCGGCTGCGATGACCCTCACGCTGGGCCGTGCCTGCGCCGACACGGTGCCTCATCTGCACGCGCCGGGCGCCCGCGTGCTGTTCCTCACCGACTTTGCGACCGACACCACCGAGTACGTCGGCGGTGACACCGTCCACGCCAAGCTGCTCACCCGTGGCGCGTCGGCGCTGACGGACCTGGCCGACGCGCAGGATCTGGTGGTCGAGATGGAGGATCGCCAGGCCCGGCCGTATCCGCCGGCGGACGTGCATATTAACGGCGAGCTGTACCCAGAGGACGTCGTCGGTGACGCTGTTTTGAGCTGGGCCCATCGCGATCGCGTGGCGCAGGCGGACCAGCTGGTGGATACCGGCATGGCCAGCATTGGGCCTGAGCCAGGCACCACCTACACCGTAACCGTGTATGACGCCGCTTCCGGCGCCCTGGTTGTCTCCTACCCGGACCTGGTGGGTGCCTCGTTCACTGTGCCGGCCGGCCAGCTGGTCGAGCGCAACCGCGTGCTGCTCAGCTCCCGGCGCGACGGGCTGGATAGCTGGCAGTCGGGGGGGCTGCTGTTCCGTCGTGTCTATCAACTGGATTTCAGCATCAGCGCCTGGCGTGGTGCCAACAACTCCACCGCCTCGCTGGTGTTCACCACGGAGGCCGAGGGCGTGGAGTGGTCGATCGATCAGGGCGTGCTGCCTGCGGGGATGAGCCTGAACACCACCGCCGGTCGGATCGAAGGGATTCCGCTGGGTGGCGCGCCGGGCTACTACCCGATCCGGGTCAAGGGTCAGGATGCGGCGGGCAATGTGGGCTTTGCCGAGACGGAGATTGCGCTGTCGACCATGCGCAGCAGCTTCCCGATGCAGACCGGCTACCAGGAGGCCGGTGGTCGCACGGTGGCGGTCAGCTCCTCCAACCTGCCGGTGCTGGACCCCACGCAGTCGCCATACGCCGGCGGTGCCTCGGTGCGTTTCAATGGCACCGGATTGCGGCAGGAGCTGGAGGCCAGTCTGGGTACGGCCGACTTCAGCGTGGCCATGTGGATACGCCCTGACGCGGCCCCAAGCGACACCTACGCGCGCCTGTTCCAGATCGGCCCGAACACGACCAATGGCGGCCTCTACCTGCGCCGCGAGCAGCTGACCAACCCGATGCAGGTTGGCCTGGATGTGTTCACGGGCGGCAACTACGTGCGCCTCTTCAATGATGCGGTCCTTGCGCTGGCGGAGAACCGGCTGCCGAACAGTGCCTGGTCGCACCTGACGATCTCCAGGCGCGGCGGCGTGGCCCGTATCTTCAAGGATGGCCGCCTGGTCGATGAGAGCACCTTGCCTGCAGCAGCGGTCAACCTCAGCCAGACGGCATTGTCGCTGGCCAGCAACACGACCCTGACCGCCGAGCGGCTGTATGCGGGCCTGGCTGGCGTCGAGGTGCATGCCGGTGCAGCCGTGTATTGGGAGCCCTTCACGCCGCCGGCAAAGCCCTCGGACTTCCCCGCACGCCTGCTGGAGATGCCGGCACTGCCGATCGCGCTGGTTCGCGGTCGGGCCTATGGCCCGTACAGCCTGCACTTCAAGCGGGGCACCGAGGCCAGCCCGGTGACCTGGTCGGCAACCGGCCTGCCGCCAGGGGTCTCGTTGGACGTGGATCAGACCGGCAGCAACTCGACCCTGGGAGGAACCCCATCGTGACCGCCTTCAATGCGGTGATTACCGCCACCGATGCGCTGGGCTCCGTAGAGCGCCGTTCGCGGCTGCACGTCTTCGATCGGGGGCAGCTGTGGGCAGAGGTCGACAACACCGCCCAGATGACGCTGTTCGGGCCGTCTGGGTCGGGCCTGTCGGTGCAGGCAGGGCGCTTGAACCTGCAGTGCGGCAGCACCGGCACCGCTTCAAGGGCGCGCTTTGAGAGCGTGCCGGCCGCCAAGGATTGCCGTGCCCTGGTCGGATTCGTGATCCCGGCCGGTACCGGCGTTCGCACGGACAACGTGGGCCTGCTGCTGCGCACTACCAGCTGGCAGGTCACCAACGACACCTACGCCTACATCCTGGGCGTCGGCCGTCGCAGCGTCACCTCGTTTGGCGTCGAGTTTGGGCGAGGTTCCAACGCGGCCTCCGGGTCTTTCCAGCAGCTGCAGTTCGTCGAGGTGCCAGGCATCACGGATAGCGAGGTGGTGGTGTGGCTGGAGGTGGAGCTGATCGGTTCGACACTGACCGTCCGCCGCCTGGACGGCACCGTTGTCCTGACCCGCTCGGACAGCACCCATCAAGCCGCCGGCCGGGTCGGCGTCAACTATTTCCGTGGCAGCCAGGGCGGCCCTGGGCTCTTCACGGGCTTCTACTTCGAATCGCTCGATCCGACGAGCGAGTACACCGATGAGGCCGGCGACACCTACGTCGACCAGGCCGGCATTGCCTACCAAGGATAAGAACGATGGCTCGATTCAGCTCAAAACCGCAGCTGCAGACCCTGGCCAGCAGCGTGATCATTCCCGGCACGGCGCCGGAGGGCGGCGCCGCCGTCGGTGGCGGCACGGTGTCGCCTGGAAACGACATTCGCCTGACTGTGGGGCAGCTGCTGGCCACGCTTGGCGATGCCGGCGCGAGCCAGGCTACCCGCGTCGGCAGTACAGCCAAGTGGCAGGCCGCCAAGGCGCGCGGCGCGACCAATCCGGCGCGTCTGGCCATCGTGGGCGACTCCAATGTCGCCGGCCAAGGCTCGGGAACGGGAGCTGATGGTCTGGTTGGCGCGGCAACAACCAGCCTGGCGCGGCGCTTCATGGTGAAGAAGGGTGTTCGTACCGACAGCTTCTTCGGCGAGCAGAACGTCACCCTGGCCAATACCGGGCTGGCCAGCTACGACCCGCGCATCACCTTGGGCACGGGCTGGGCACCGGACTCCACCGTCTCCCAGATTTTCGGCGGGCGCCACCTGAAGGCGGCCGGCGGCAGCACGGGAAAGTTGCGGTTCACGCCTGCAGGCGCGTTCTCCAGCTTCCGGGTGTGGTATCCGACCCTTTCCGGCCTGAACACGGCGGTGGGCATCTACGTCGACGGGAGCTTGGTCGATACCGTGTCACAGGACGCGGCTGCGTCGCTGGTGTCGAAGGACTACACGGTGTCCGCCGGCACCCACTACATCGAGGTCGGCGTCGGTAGCGGCGGCGACGCCTTCGTCTGTGGTATCGAGACCTTCGATGGCAGCGCCAGCCCGGTGGCGTTGGTGGGCGGTTACTGCGCGGCCAAGTCTGCGGACCTGATCGTCGCCAGTCAGCCCTGGAATCACCGGCCGATGCTGTCGGCCCTGCGGCCTGACTTCACCGTGGTGATATGCACGATCAACGACACCACCGCCGGCACTGACCCAGGCATGTGGTACGCGAATCTGGAGGCGGTGGTGAAGGCGGCCTCGGCGACCTCTGATGGCTGTCTGTGCGTCGGTTTCGTCCCCAACGATGGCAGGGCCTTGGGTGGGATCTACGGATACGACGCCAAGGCGGCCGCGCTGCGCAACATCGCGGCGGACTACAACTGGCACTTCCTCGATCTGCGGGTGGCGCTGGGCCGCAGCTGGGCCCGGCAGAGCGATCGCGGCCTGGTGTTCGACAACGTCCACCCCAACTCGACCGGAGCCGAAGCGATCGCTTCGGCCCTGAGCGACTTCCTGCAGCTCTAGAACAGGGCGCCAGGCCGACAGCTGCAACTGTCGGCCTGGCACCGCAACACACGCGTACAGCCCGCGTGCTTTTGGCCGAGGCCCTGCTCCCCGCGCGGGGGAGGTAAGCCTCGCCGATGCTCATCGCAGAGGCTGAGAATGAAGACGACCACGCTGTTCCCTTGGCCAGGCGGCAAGACCCGCCTGCTGCCCCACCTGCTGCCCCTGGTAGCCGATACCCCTCACCGGACCTATGTCGAGGCCTTCGCCGGCGGCGCCGCTCTTCTGTTCGCCAGAGAGCCAGCCAGGGCTGAGGTGCTCAACGACTGCCACGGCGAGCTGGTGCGTCTCTACCGGGTGGTGGCCAACCACCTGGAGGAGTTCGTCCGCCAGTTCAAATGGGCGCTGACGAGCCGGGAAATGTTCCGGTGGTGCCAACTCCAGCATCCTGACACCCTCACGGACATCCAACGGGCTGCACGCTTCTACTACCTACAGCGCCTGGCTTGGGGCGGAAAGGCCACAGGCCAGACGCCAGGCTTCGGTCGGGGTGGCAAAGGCCTGAACCTGTTGCGGATCGAAGAGGATCTGAGCGCGGCGCACCTGCGGCTGCACAAGGTGACCATAGAGCACCTGGCCTGGCAGCAGTGCATGGCCAAGTACGACGGAGCCGATACCCTGTTCTTCCTCGACCCCCCGTATTGGGAGACCGAGGGATATGGAACGCCCTTCGGCATGGAGCAGTACGAGGAGCTGGCCAGCCAGATGGCGAGTCTGCGCGGCGCGGCCATTCTGACCATCAACGATCACCCGGCCATGCGGAAGGTGTTCGGGCAGTTCAGGGACCGGGTGGTACCGATCCGCTACACGATTGGCCGGCAGGCGGTCCAGCGGAGGGAGCTGATCTTCACGACCTGGTAGGTTGGCAGAGGCGCACGGGACGGGTTACGTCCCGTGCAATTTCATTCCGGTGGGCGCAACATTGGCGCCCCACCGTTTATCTCACCTATGGCGGGCGATTTATCGCGCGCCGTTACAGCCGTGGCGGCTGGCAGGCGATGGGCTGCGGTTTCACTGCAGT